TCGAATACGACTTACCTGTCATCAGGCAAGCCACTGTATTTCAGCGTGGTAGGCAATCAATTCAGATTGTTGCCAATTCCTGATGGTGCATATACTGCCGAGCTAGTCTATTACGCGAAGTTAGCTAAGTTATCAAATGCAAACACCACCAACTGGCTGCTGACTCAAGCGCCTGATGTTTATTTGTATGGCTCACTCTTACAGGCTGCGCCATACCTACAAGATGATGCGAGAATTCCTGTATGGTCATCGCTGTACCAAGCAGGACTAGATCAATTGCAGATTGCAGATGATCGTGGTTCTACATCAGGCGGCGCGATTATGACGAGAGCAAGGACATTTGGATGATAGTTAACACCACCAAAGGCGAGATGGATGACTCATTGCTAGAAAAGCGTGAGGGTTCATTAGAAAACGATACCGAGACAACGAGTTGGGTAGAGTATTGGCTAGATGGTGAGTTGGTGCATCGATCTGTCCACATGGCGCTGAAGAGCAGCGTCTTTGCTGATGGAATCAGTCAACAAATTTAAGGAATAAATCATGGCCAATACGCAAGCAATGTGTACAAGTTTCAAAGGCGAGCTGCTTGTCGGCCATCATAATTTTGGCACTGGCGTTGTTCGCGCTGCCACTACAGCAGACACTTTCAAGGCTGCCTTGTACTTGGCCTCTGCCACTGTCAATGCGGCCACTACAGCCTACAGCTCCACAGGCGAGGTGACAGGCACAGGCTACACCGCAGGCGGCGTTACAGTGACCTTTGGCACACCTCCTAGCACCAGTGGCACTACAGCCTTTGTAACCCCTAGCGCCAGCATTAGCTACTCTGCTGTGACCTTATCCACAGCCTTTGACGCGGTCCTGATCTATAACTCGACTCAGTCAAACAAGGCAGTCAGCGTGCATACATTTGGCAGTCAGACTGTGACTGCCGGAACATTCACCTTGACCATGCCGACCAATGATGCAAGCACTGGCCTGATCAGGCTGGCTTAATTAAGGGGCAGCGGCATGGCTGCTTATGGAACAGGCTACTATGGTCTAGGTGCTTATGGCATCGGCAATGTCGTTATCAGCGGAAATGCGTCTACTGGCGCTGTTGGCGACTTACTAGAAAACATATCAGTCCAAGAAAATGGAAACATTGCCACAGGTAATGTAGGCACTGTTGGATTAACTGTATCTGTTGGCATCACAGGCAATGCAGCCACTGGCGCTGTTGGATCGGTCTTAGCGGTATCAAGTAAGGCAGTTACAGGCAATGCGTCAAGCCTGGCTGTTGGCAGCGTCACTCAGTCTGCTGCAATTGATTTAGTCGGCAATTCATCTACTGGTGCTGTTAGCACTGTTGGAATTACAAGAACTAAGGCAATTACCGGCAATGCTGCGACTGGTGCTGTAGAGACAATGCCATCTGCTGTTATTACATTCCAAGCCATTACTGGCGTTGGCGGTACAGGATCAGTCGGCAGCGTATCAAATGTCATATCCATAGGGATAATTGGGGTTCAGTCTATTGGCGCTGCTGGCAGCATGATTGGCTTTGGATGGGGGGCTATTCCAAACACATCCGAAAGCTGGTCACCAGTTGCAGACACATCAGAAAGTTGGACTGATTTAGGGGACAATTCAGTCACTTGGCAAGAGGCCGCATAGGTTGCAAATGAAGAATACTGAATTATTGACTCAGCAGCGATTAAAAGAAGTGTTGAACTATGACGCTGAGTCTGGTGTTTTTACATGGAAAATTGGCCGCCCTAAGGCAGCCATGGGTGGAGTTGCAGGTGGATTTAGTGATCGTGGGTACTTAACTATTTGTATTGATGGCGTAAAACATCGCGCTCATAGGCTTGCATGGCTCTATATTTATGGTGTTTATCCAGATCAAATAGACCACGAAAACCATGTCAGACACGACAACAGAATCATAAATTTAAAAGCATCTAACAGTTATGCAAATAGTAGAAATCAATCAAAACCATCACACAATACATCAGGTGTTGTTGGGGTTTCTTTGAGCAATAGAACTGGAAAAAATGAGACTAGATGGGAAGTAAGGATTTGTGGAAAGTTTTTAGGATATTTCGACAATTTTTTTGACGCTGTTTGCAAAAGAAAATCTGCTGAACGGCAATTTGACTTTCATCCCAATCACGGGATTTAATGGAGATTTAACATGGCAGATTCCACGACTACAAACCTATTGCTAACTAAGCCAGAAGTAGGTGCAAGTACTGACACTTGGGGAAGCAAAATTAATACCGACTTAGACAGCGTTGATGCTGTCTTTGCTGCAAACGGCACAGGTACATCAGTTGGCTTGAATGTAGGCTCTGGTAAGACATTGAGCGTTGCTGGCACATTGACATCCACCGGCACATCATCTTTCTCGGCTGGCACAACCATCCAAGGCCTCACAGTCGGCAAAGGTGCAGGTGCTGTGGCTACCAACACTGTGGTTGGTGCGGGTGCTTTGGGAGGCGGTTCGCAAAGCGGTGGTTTTAACACTGCTGTTGGTTATCAAGCAGCATTTTCAAATACAACTGGCGGTCAATTAACTGCTGTTGGCGACCAAGCTCTGCGAGAAAATACTACAGGCGCAGAAAATTCTGCTTTTGGTCGTCAAGCGTTGTATTTGAATACAACTGGGTCTAACAATGTGGCGCTTGGTTTGCAAACATTACGCTCCAACACCACAGGCCAATACAACACTGCCGTAGGTTATCAGGCGGGGTATAGCTCAACAACTGCACAGCTTCAAGCCTGTTTTGGTTATCAAGCGGGTTATGGTTCTACTGGAAGCTCCAACACTTTTATAGGAAACCAATCTGGTGTATCAATGACATCGGGAGCTAAGAATACACTCCTTGGCGCATACAACGGCAACCAAGGCGGCTTAGACATTCGCACAGCAAACAACTTCATCGTGCTGTCTGATGGGGATGGGAATCCGAGGGGCGTGTTTGATAGCAGCGGTAACTTTCTGGTGGGGACTACGAGTCAATTAGGTGGCGGTAAAGTTGGAATGGTGCAAACCACAGGAAGCCAAGTTCTTGTACTAAGAAACACAAATGCTTCAGCACCATATGGATTGGTTAATGAATATACTGGAGCCGCACCAAACGGCGTAAGTTCTCAGTTTATTTATTGTAACGATACTGGTGGTTTACGAATGGAAGTTCGTTCCAATGGTGGTATTGCAAACTATTCTGCCAACAATGTAAACCTTTCTGATCGCAGAGAGAAAACAAACTTTGCTCCTGCTAAGTCATACCTTGATGTGATTTGCGCTATACCTGTTCAGACATTCAATTACATTGACCAAAATCTTGAAACAGATGCGGGTTTGACATTGGGTGTGGTTGCTCAAGATGTTCAAGCAGTTGCGCCTGAGATGGTCATGGAAAGTAATTGGGCAAAAGATGGAGATGAGCCAAAAATGCGCTTATCAATTTATCAAACAGATTTGCAATACGCTTTGATGAAAGCCATCCAAGAACTCAAAGCAGAGTTTGACGCATACAAAGCAACCCACCCATAAGGAGCATGAACATGAATGAAATCACCGCAGAACAAATCGCCAAGCACTACTCTGCTTGCATGGACAGCGTAAACCTCATCAATGCAGGACAGCCCGAAGACATGACTGATGCTGATTGGGCAGATTGCTTGTCCCGCAACAAAGAGCATTTGAAAATTATGCTTGCCAAAGATTACTGGACAACAGAAAACCTTACTCCATTGCAGGCTGCGAGCGAATAATGGACAACCAACAAATCTTCAATATTGTTTTTAGTATTGCTGGTTTCTTGGCAGTCTATGTAATCAATTCTTTGACCCGCACAATACAAAAGCTAGAGGACAAGGTCAATGACCTACCTCACAGCTATGTGCAAAAGGATGACTACAGGTCCGACATTGCCGAGATCAAGTCAATTCTCAAGCAGATATTCGACAAGCTAGACAGCAAGCAAGACAAGTGATGTGGACCCCATCAGCATCTGTTTATTGGCGGCAGGGCTGGTTAAGAACATCCAAGCTGGGTGTGAACTTTACAAGCAGGCTAAAGAGTCTTTCGTTGAGATTAAGCAGACTGCTGATGAAGTCATTGCCATTGGCAAAGAGGTGCATGGGTTTTGGAATCAGCTACTTGGTTTCTTTGGTAGCAAGCCAAAGCCAGAGGCTGCAAAAATTGCCGCAAAGTCTAAGAAGTCAGATTATGTTGCTGTTGACGAAACTCAGGTCAAAGTTGACATTGTCAAAAACCTAACAGAATTTTTCAAGCTCCAAGAACAACTAGCAGCGCACATCAGGGAAGAAGAAGAGAAGAGCAAAAACATCTACGACCCTGACCAAAATTTGATGGAGTCAGCACTTAAGAGAGTGATGGCACAGCAAGAGATGGACAACTTGGTGGTACAAATCAGAGAATGCATGGTCTACCAAAGCCCACCAGAAATGGGCGCTTTGTACTCTGAGGTATTCAGTATGCGGGAAAAGATTGGAGAAGAGCAGACACAGGCAAGGCTAAAACAGGAAGCTAAGAACAGGCAGGAGTTATGGCAACGCAAGGAAGAGGAAAGAAACTTCCAGCTAAAAGTAGCGTACCTAGTGGCGACTACTACATTCCTCCTCTACCTTTGGCTGTGGCTCCTGTTCGTCAATCGGTGGAGCAAGACATAGTGGGCTGGCTGGCGGCTGTAATTCTTGTGGGGTTGCTTCTACCTTTGGGCGCCATTTTGTATGTCGATATCTTAGAGGCTAAGAATCAGGTGCAACAAGAAGTTAAAAAGATTGAAAAGTTAAGACGGCAAGTGGAGCAGCAACAAAGAAAGGAAAAGAGGAATGAGTAAGCAATTAGAGAAAGATTCAGCCTACAACCAATTTGACACTGACCATGATGGCGTAGTGACTGATGCTGAGTTGGCGCGATCAGAGCGAATGATCACCATTGAGAACATGGACAAGATGGCCGACCAGCAGCGCGTTATGGCTTGGGCTGCACTTGGTGCGCCGCCAGCCTTGATTGCTTTTATGGCCTCTAGCCTTGTTACTTTAGAAAAGGTCAATGCGTTAAGCGGATTGACAACTACATACTGCGCCGCAATGGGGACAATTGTGGTGGCATTCATGGCCGCGCAAGCCTATGTCCGAGGCAAGGCTGAATCGTGAGCTTGTTTAATCCTTGGGTGATCCTTGGTATCGTGATGGCGGTGCTGTCATCATTTGGTGGTGGATACTTCAAGGGTGAGCATGACGAGTACACGCGCCAGCAAGTTGAGATTGCGGCGTTAAATGCCAAGGCGAGAGAGACTGAGCAGGCAATGGCGCAAGTGGCGCAGACTTATGGGCAAACATTAAGAAAGGCAAACAATGTTGCAAAGGTTAAAGAAGACAAGCTGCGTGCTGATATTGCTAGTGGCGAGCGCAGGCTGTTCATTCCTGTCAAAGCCGCCGAGTGCGCCTTATCAGCCACCAGTGATTCCTCCATTGCCGCTGGAGATAACAGCGGAGAGACACGAGCCGAACTTGCTGGATCGACTAGTGCAGACCTTATCGCCATTGCCAGCGAGGGAGACACCGCCATCCGCAAGCTCAACGCCTGCATCCAAACCTACGAAACCTTAAGGACTATGAAATGACTCAGTTAAGCGCCAACTTCAGCCTGCATGAGATGTGCAAATCAGAAACCGCATTGCGGATGGGCTTGGACAATACGCCTGATGCCGAGGCCACAGAGAATCTACGCATACTGTGCGAAAAGGTGTTGCAACCTGTTCGTGATCATTACGGCAAGGGCGTTAAGGTGAACTCTGCTTATCGCAGCCCCGAGTCCAATGCGGCTGTTGGCGGCAGCAAGACCTCAGACCATTGCAAAGGTATGGCGGCTGATATTGAGATACCTGGCGTTGCCAATGCAGAGCTGGCGCAGTGGATCATGGATAACTTAAAGTACACGCAATTGATATTGGAGTTTTACACGCCAGGCATACCTGACAGCGGGTGGGTTCATGTCAGCTTTGACTCTTCTAATCTGAAATGTCAAGAGTTAACGGCCACCAAAGTAGCAGGCAAGACTACCTACTTGAATGGCTTGGTGGCTTAATCCATGGCACTAAACCTTGGTCAGCAGATAACGACACCGGCACAGCCAAACCTTGGCACGCCTACGCCTGCCTATGACCAAGGCTTTTTGGCTACATCATTTGGCGGCTTGAATGTCTATTTCAGCAAGCTGACGGCGCTGTTTTCGGCGATCCTTGGACCGCGTGGAGGCAAGTACATCAACGCCCCATATGGTGCGTTTCAAGACGGCACAGATCAGACGGCGGCCAATACGACAACGGCCTACGCCATCACCTTTGACACTACCGACTTCAGTAATGGCGTGACATTGTCGAATTCGTCAAGACTCAATGTGTCTCAGGCTGGTTTGTATAACTTGCAATTCAGCATCCAATTTAAGAACACCACCAATGACGGCCAAGATGTGGATGTATGGTTTCGCAA